CCAACGTGCTGCGGCGGCTAAAAGGCCGAGCACTAAACCTATGACGAAGAAAAAGTAATGGCAACGCTTAAGCAAGACCCTACAGGTATTGAAGGCGCGGGTAAAGTATCTGCGCGCGGAGGGCCGGACCAGAAGGACCACCGCGACACGCTACAACTGATGCGCGATCGGTTACGCCAAGCGATCGGCGCGTACTCGGAGAGCCGCGAAGATGAGCTTGACGACCTACGCTTTATGGCTGGCTCGCCCGACAATCAGTGGCAATGGCCGCAAGATGTGTTGGCAACGCGTGGGTCGGTGCAAGGCCAAACAGTCAATGCAAGACCTTGTTTGACGATAAACAAGCTACCGCAGCACGTTAGGCAAGTGACTAACGAGCAGCGCCAGAACCGGCCAAGCGGCAAGGTCATACCTGTTAATGATCAAGCCGACGTCGAGGTCGCAGAGGTGCTCGACGGCATCGTGCGACATATTGAGTACATGTCAGACGCTGACGTAGCGTACGACACCGCGTGCGAGAACCAAGTAACCTACGGTGAAGGCTATATACGCATTTTAACCGAGTATTGCTACGAAGATAGCTTCGATCAAGACATTAAGATCGCGCGCGTACGCAATAGTTTCAGTGTTTACATGGACCCGCTAATCCAAGACCCATGCGGCGCAGACGCTGAGTGGTGTTTTATTACGGAAGACATGCTTAAGGAAGACTACCAGCGTATGTACCCCAACGCTGCACCGCTGTCTTCGATCATGGCGCAAGGTATTGGTGACCAAGACATAAGCCAGTGGATCACGGAAGATACGATCCGTATCGCTGAATACTTTTATATTGCGCACAAACAAGACACGTTGTACCTCTACCCAGGTAATCAATCCGTGTTTAAAGGCTCGATGGAAGACCAGCAACTGAGGGATATGGGGCTTACACCTATACGCGAGCGTCGTGTAGACCGCAAAAAAGTCATGTGGATGAAAACCAATGGCTTTGAAGTGCTTGAAGAACGCGAATGGGCAGGTAATTGGATTCCGGTTGTACGGGTTGTGGGCAACGAATTTCAGGTTGACGGACGTATTTTCATCTCAGGAATTGTCCGCAACGCTAAAGACGCCCAGCGCATGTACAACTACTGGACCAGCCAAGAAGCTGAGATGCTAGCGCTTGCGCCTAAAGCACCATTTATTGGTTACGGTGGTCAGTTTGAGGGCTATGAGTACCAATGGAAAACCGCTAATACGCAAAATTGGCCGTATCTTGAGGTCAACCCTGACGTTACCGACGGTGCGGGGTCCATACTGCCGCTGCCACAGCGTGCAGCACCACCACTGCCGCAAACAGGGCTTATTCAAGCCAAGATGGGCGCGTCAGAAGACATCAAATCAACAACCGGCCAGTACGACGCAAGCCTTGGTCAAGTGTCTAATGAGCGTTCTGGCCGTGCCATTTTGGCAAGGCAAAAAGAATCTGATAATGGTACGTACCACTATGTAGATAATTTAGCCCGTGCCGTGCGGTATGTAACCCGTCAATTAGTCGATTTGATACCAAAAATCTACGACACGCAACGGATTGCTCGGATTGTTGGTATTGATGGCGAAACCAACATGGTCAAGATTGACCCCACGCAGCAAGAGCCGGTCAAAAAGATCATGGATCAAACAGGCGTGGTAATCGATAAGATTTACAACCCCTCAGTTGGCCGCTACGATGTTGTGGTGACCACAGGCCCAAGCTACATGACCAAGCGCCAAGAAGCTATGGACGCTATGGCGCAAATCTTGCAGGGCAACCCCAACTTATGGGCTGTTGCAGGCGACTTGTTTGTTAAAAACATGGATTGGCCTGGTGCTCAAGAGATGGCTGCACGTCTTCGTAAGACGATTGACCCGCAACTACTTGCTGATCAAGACAACGATCCTGCGCTACAGGCTGCTCAGAAGCAAATTGAAGCCATGGGCGCTGAAATGCAACAAATGCACGATATGCTTATGAACGTCAATCAGTCGATTGAGGCTAGAGACGTTCAAGTACGTGAGTTTGAGGCTAAAATCAAGGCATTTGACGCTGAAACTAAGCGTATTTCAGCCACAATGCCTGGCATGACGATGGAGCAAATTCAAGATATTGTAATGGGTACGATTGCTGCTGCGCACGATGCTGGTGATTTAGTGCCGCCTCAGCAAATGCAAGGTCCAATCATGCCGGAATCAGATGAGATGGGCCGTGAAGAAGGTATTATGGCCCGTCAGGAAGAGGCTCAACAAGCTAGACCCATGCCTAACGTCGTACCGCAGGAGGGCCAAGCATGAAATGCGCTGATTTTGTAGGTATGTTGTTTTTAGCCCGTGATGTTGCCCATTCTGTCCATCTAAACACCCGTAGTTACAGCAAACACAAAGCATTAGGTAAGTTTTACGACGAAGTTATCGATCTAGCGGACAAATTTGCTGAAGCCTACCAAGGTAGACATGGTTTGATCGGCCCCATATCATTGATGAGTGCCGGTAAAACCTCTAATATTTTAGCTTTCATGCAAGATCAGGTTGATCAGATCGAAAAAATTAGGTATGAAGTCTGTGATAAGGCTGAAACACCGCTTCAAAACATCATTGATGAAATTATCGGGTTGTACTTAAGTACAATCTACAAACTTAAGTTTCTCGCATAAGGAATTACGATGCAACTTCTTAACCCGATGAGTAAGACGGATTACCCCGCGTACACAGCGACCTCAGGAGCTACCGCAGGCAATACAACTGCTTGGGGCGCAGGCCCACAAGGTGTTCTTGTATGGGCAGATGTAGCTTCTTATGTTGAGGTTGGTGTGGATGCGACAGCTACGACGGCTAGTACACCCATTCCTGCTAATACCCCTTTCCATTTCGTCGTGCCTTTAAACACTTCAGGCGCTCCTTGGCGTGTCAGCGTGTTGCGTATTGGGTCAACAAGCGGTATTGCGTACTGTAAGCCGATTAACAAAGAATAGACACTTGAGCTTTTTGTCTTAAGTTGGAGTAACCATGGCAGACGTCAAGATTTCAGGGTTAACCAGCGGTAATCCAGCGCAATCTGGCGATGAAATACCTATTGCTCGCAGCGGCGCTAACTACAAGGTTACCGCTGGCAGTATTGCAGCCTTAGCAGGTGGTGGGGGCGGCACGACTACGTATGCCGCTACATTTGACAATTCAGGGTCCGGTGCAGCTTCCGGAACTACATTTAATGGGTCTGTAGCAAGGACTATAAGCTACAACACCATTGGTGCGCCTAGTATTACAGGAACTAATGCTTCCGGTACATGGGACATAAGTATTAAAGGTAACGCAGCAACAGCAACAAGTGCTACGACCGCAACAACAGCTACGACAGCAACAAGTGCTACGACGGCCACAACGGCAACGACCGCTACGACAGCAACAACGGCTACAACTAGCACTAATTTAGCGGGCGGCGCGGCTAATAGAATTGCTTATCAAACAGGCGCTAGTACCACATCGTTTGTTACGGCTCCTACTACCGCATCAACCTATCTGCAATGGGATGGGGCTGCTTTTGTTTGGGCTGCTGGCGGTGGTGGTGGCGGCGGGGGTACGACAACATACCCTCTAACCATGAACAATTCAGGTTCTGGTGCAGCGTCAGGTACTGTTTTTGATGGCTCCGTTGCACAGACCATTAGTTACAACACGGTCGGCGCACCATCAACCACAGGTGCTAATGCGACAGGCACATGGGGTATTGATATTACTGGTGCAGCCGGTATAGCGGCTGCAATTTCTGGTGGCGGCACAAATAGGCTTGTATATCAAACTGGCTCAAGCGCAACATCCTTTGTTACTGCACCAACGGTTACAGACACCTTCCTTAAATGGAATGGCACTGCTTTTGTGTGGAGTACACCGTCTGGTTCTGGTGATGTTGTTGGCCCATCAAGCGCGGTCGATAGCCAGATTGCGCTGTTTAACAGCACAACAGGCAAGCTGATTAAAGCAGCCACTACAACCGGACTGCTAAAAGCCTCGTCCGGTGTTATTGCTGCGGCCACAGCAGGAACAGATTACGCAGCCGCTACAACGGGTTCTGCAAACCAGTTGCTTGCAAGTAACGGCTCAGGTGGCTTTACAAACCTTACGACAGGCACAGGTGTTGTTACAGCACTTGGTGTTAACACAGGTTCTTCTGGTGCATTTGTCGTTAATGGTGGTGCTTTAGGTACACCATCAAGCGGTACGGTAACAAACCTTACTGGTACAGCATCAATCAATATTAACGGTACGGTAGGTGCAACCACACCAACAACTGGTGCTTTCACGACACTTTCAGCGTCCTCTACAACTACTTTTTCTGGTTTAACGGCTAGTACAGCGCTTGCTTTAGATGCAAGTAAAAACGTTGTTAGTGTTACCAATACGGGTTCAGGTAACAATGTTTTAGCCACATCCCCCACACTAGTAACACCTAATTTAGGTACACCTACTACCTTAACTCTTACCAACGCCACGGGGCTTCCTTTATCAACGGGCGTTACCGGCAACCTTCCAGTTAGTAACTTAAATTCAGGAACAGGCGCATCGTCTTCGACGTTCTGGAGAGGCGATGGAACGTGGGCTACACCTTCTGCATCAGCCAGTATTGCAGTATCTGATGAAGGTTCTCAGATTACCGCTGCGGTTTCGAGTTTTAACTTTGTAGGTTCAGGTGTAACAGCTACAGCAGTAGGTAATGATGTAACAGTAACAATTCCTGGCGGAAGTGGTAGCAGCACTGCGCAAAACTTTGCTTGGTTTTTGTCATAAGGATCAAAAATGTCAACTTTAGTTCTTGACGCAACGACAAAGACAATCACTGCGGTGATGTCTGGTGCTGCGGCTACCAACAACCCTGAATATACGGTCGCTTATGCCGATAGCACTTCGTCAAGTTTGACTGAAGGTGCAGGTGATGGAGCATTAAACGGCACTTCGCTAGTAACAATCGTTTCTGCACCTGGGGCATCAACAAGACGCGTCATTAAATGGATCACGATCCAAAATAAAGACACGGCTCCCGTTACGGTCACGATTGCTTATGCCAACTCAAGCGGCTCGACATCCCGTCAGATTGCAAAAGTTACGTTAGCGGTTAACGACACATGGACAACTGACGGTACATTTGATTCAGCCGGTAATCTTAAGACTACATCGACTGCTACGGTAGCTAACGCGCTGACCATGAATAATGGTGGTGCAGGAGATGCCTCTGGCACGACCTACAATGGTTCTTCGGCAAGAACTATAAGCTACAACACCATCGGTGCAGTACCTTTAAATGGTGCGTTAGGCACACCATCGTCAGGTACGCTTACAAACTGTACAGGCTTACCAGTAAGTACAGGTGTATCGGGTCTAGGTTCTAATGTAGCTACCTTCCTAGCCACACCATCATCATCTAACCTAGCGGCAGCGGTGACTGATGAGACAGGCTCAGGCTCGTTAGTTTTTGCCACATCACCAACGCTTGTAACACCTGTGCTGGGTACACCTACATCAGGAACCCTAAGTAACTGTACGGTAGACGGTACTAATACAGTAGGCTTTAGGACTGCACCACAGACTTCTGGAGGCGCTTCCGCTTATACGTTAGTGCTTACAGACTCAGGCAAGCACGTTATCTTTACAGGCGGGTCTACGGCTACGCTGACTGTGCCAACTAATTCGTCTGTAGCGTTTCCCATTGGAACAACGATTCTCGTGGTGAATGACAATTCAGGCAACCTTACGATCTCTGGTGCTGGTGTTACCTTTCAGTTAGCTAACGGTGCTACGGGTAACAGGACAGTGGCGACCAAAGGTTTAGCGACTTGTCTGAAAACGGCTACGGATACGTGGTATGTCTCTGGTGCAGGAGTGACCTAATGGCTGGTAACTTAACGGCGATGATTGCTGCGGCGTTCTCTGGGAGCGCTGCACCTCCGGTAACGTCTGATCCTTATTACGAATACACCACGCTATTGCTTCCCGGCAACGGAACCAACGGCGCACAGAACAACACGTTCTTAGACTCTGGCAACCCTGCTGAGTTCACTGGTTCTATTTCAGGCACAACGCTTACGGTTACTGCGGTTGCGTCTGGGACGATTAAGGTTGGTCAGTGGATTAGCGGCAGTGGCATTACAGCTTCACCACAGACAACGATCACAGCATTAGGCACTGGTACAGGCGGCACAGGTACTTATACAGTTAATCAATCACAGACCGTTTCAAGCACAACGATTACCTCTAACGGCTTCCCAATCACCCGCAACGGCAATACGACACAAGGTACGTTCTCACCGTTTAGTCAGACGGGGTGGGGGAATTATTTTGGTGGTAGTAGTTATTTAAGCACTGCGACAAATTCAGCATTAGCGTTTGGAAGTGGTGACTTTACGTTTGAATTCTGGATTTATATAACTGCTCATACAACTTCTGACGCAAGACCGCTTGGAAATAATACAAGTTGGGCTGCAAACGCTTGGTCACTCCATTCCGATCACGGCGCACATAATGAGAAGTTTAGCTTTTGGGTAAATAATTACAGCTCTAGTGCTGTGATGTTGGTTTCAACAAGTTCCTCCGTAACAAATACGTGGACTCACGTAGCCGTTACAAGAAGCGGGAATACGTGGAGAATGTTTATCAATGGGACGCAGGAAGCCTCACAAACTTCTTCAGCAGCGATAGATGGTGGGTCAACTGACGACATACTTATAGGTGGCTCCGGCGCTGCAAATGAATACATAAACGGCTACATGTCAAACGTTCGTGTTGTCAAAGGCCGAGCTGTATATACATCTAACTTCACACCACCAACTTCACCATTAACCCGCACCACAGGCGGCACAAACCCACCGCAGGGTACAGAATGTTCGCTGCTTACCTGCCAGAGCAACCGCTTCCTAGATAGTAACGGGCCTAATACACCAGCATCAAGCCCACTCACCATCACACCCAACGGCTCTCCCTCCGTACAAGCCTTCTCTCCATTCAACCCCAGTGCTAGCTGGTCTGCTGCGACTTATGGTGGGTCAGGGTATTTCGATGGGAGTGGGGATTATTTGACGGTTCCAACATCTTCTGCCGTGGCTTTTGGGACAGGAGATTTTAATATTGAGTTTTGGATATATCCGACTACATTATCAAGTGTTTATGTTCCATTTGATAGCAGAGGAGGTGGCACTGGTATTGCGTTTTATACTAATGGGTCAACAATCAATGTTGCGGTAAGCGGTACGACAAATTGGTTTACAGGTGTTAGTCTAACCGCTAATACGTGGACTCATATTGCTTTATCCAGACAAAGCAATGCAGTTAAATTTTTCTTAAATGGAAATGTTGCTGGCTCATCAACGCAAACAACAAGTTTTGGTAACAACACAACATATATCGGACAAGATTCATTTGCATCTAATCAGTTTTGGCCGGGTTACATAAGCGATGTCCGTGTAGTCAAAGGCGCTGCTGTCTACACCGCAGCCTTCACTCCTCCAACAGCACCTCTCACTGCCATCACCAACACCTCCCTCCTCCTAAACTACACTAACGGTGGTATTTACGATGCCACTAGCAAGAATGATCTGGAGACGGTGGGGGATGCGAAGATAAGTACGGCGCAGAGCAAGTGGGGTGGTAGCTCTATGGCGTTTGATGGGACGGGGGATTGGATACAAACATTAGCTCAACAAAACTTTGTTTTTGGTACGGGGGACTTTACTGTTGAATTTTGGGTTTATGCAAATGCTCTGTCTGGTTATCAAAATCTTTTTGACGGAAGGGCTGCGGACGGTAATTTATTTCCAATCTTGTGGTTCAATAACACGTCCGTAGAGTTTTTTGCAAATGGTAGTGTTAGAGCATCATCCACCGTTGCGACAAGTACGTGGTATCACATTGCACTTAGTCGCTCTTCTGGAAGCTCAAGGCTTTTTGTGAACGGTACACAAGTCGGTTCTACTTACGCTGATACAAATAACTACATTGCAGGCTCTACGTTATATATAAGCCGATACGGTCCTTCTGCGGCAAATTATTTGAACGGATATTTACAAGACTTCCGAGTCACCAAAGGCTACGCTCGCTACACCAGCAACTTCACACCACCAACAGCAGCGTTTCCGACCCTTTAGGAATAGATATGTACTGGACTAAGAACGGGTCTATCCCATCACAAGAAACCGACGGCACAGAGGGCTGGCAACAGGCTCCATCACCTCCTACAGACATTCCTGCAGGCAAGGAACTTGTATGGCTAAACTGGGAATGGATCATAAGAGACGCTAAGCCAGCAGACAGAGCAGGTTACCAGTGGAACTGGCAGCACGATACACGAAGCTGGGTAGAAGGATCGTGGGGGACTGTGGAGGTTGCAGAGCCTATTCAGCCTTTAACAACCATCGACATAACCTTTTTTAGCTCTTCACAGGTAGCCAACCTAACAACATCGCAACTTGTATTGCCACAGTAAGCCCCGTAATATATGATGTTTTAACTGTATCGGCCCAGTAGACCGAGACTCTAACGAGTGAATCATGAGCGACGAAAGTCAAAACTTAGCGGAAGTTGAATCCGCGCCAGCAACCGAGGTGACGGCCACCACGGAAATTGCACAAAATGCGCCGGAGGTCGCTGAACAAGCGCCAGAGCAGACTGAGGAAAAGCGATTTACCCAGGCTGAACTTGACGCGATGATCAGCAAACGACTTGCAAGAGAGCAACGCAAGTGGGAACGGGAACAAAAGCTGAGGGCTTCAACGCCTGAAATGCTGTCTAGTGAATTACCAGCGCAAGATAGTTTTGCTTCAACTGAGGAATACGCAGAAGCGTTAGCCGAAAGAAAAGCAGCAGAATTACTTGCCCGACGTGATGCAGAACGACAGCGAGCCGAAATTCTTGAGGTCTATCACGAGCGCGAAGAAGAAGCACGAACTAAGTACGAAGATTTTGAACAGGTCGCGTACAACCCTCGTCTTCCAATTACGTCAGTGATGGCTGAAACGATTCAAGCGTCTGATGTTGGCCCCGAGGTGGCTTACTACCTTGGTTCTAATCCGAAAGAAGCCGATCGTATTGCCAAGTTGTCGCCTTTTTTGCAGGCCAAAGAAATTGGGAAGATTGAAGCGAAGTTGAGCGAAAATCCTCCTGTTAAGAAATCAACGAGCGCTCCCGCGCCGATTCAGCCTGTCACTCCTCGGGGTGGCAACGCAAGAGTTTTAGACACGACTGACCCGCGTTCGATTAAGGAAATGTCAACGTCAGAGTGGATTGAAGCCGAGCGTCAAAGGCAGATTAAGAAATGGGAAGCTCAAAACCGTATCCGCTAACTTTTTGATAAGGAATTGTCATGGCAAATAGTCTACTTACCATCGACATGATTACTCGCAAGGCGCTTGAAATCCTTGAGAATAATCTTGTCTTAACCCGCAACGTTAACCGTCAGTACGACGATAGCTTTGCTGTTGAAGGCGCCAAAATTGGTTCGACCTTGCGTATCCGCTTACCGGACCGCGCACTTGTAACCGACGGTGCAGCACTCCAAGTCCAAAGCGACAACGAGCAGTACACCACGTTGACCGTGGCTTCACAAAAGCACATCGGCGTTAACTTCACCTCTGCTGAATTGACCTTGCAGTTGGATGACTTCGCAGAGCGCGTGCTCAAACCTCGTATTAGCCAGCTTGCTGCTAGCATCGATGCAGACGTTGCTAACTCTTACCAGTACATCGGTAACACAGTTGGTACGCCTGGCACGACACCTGGCACGTCGTTGGTTCTGTTGCAAGCTCAACAGAAACTGAACGAGAACGCTGCTGTTATGTCGCCCCGTTACGCTACAGTCAATCCTGCTGCTAACGCTGGTTTGGTTGAAGGCATGAAAGGTCTTTTCAACCCCACCGACACGATCAGCCGTCAGTTCAAGAACGGCATGATGGGCGTCGGCGTGCTTGGGTTTGATGAGATCAATATGTCTCAGTCGATTAAGCAGTTCACGACCGGCTCGCGTACGGCTACCGGCGGCACGACTTCTGCGGCTGTTACCAGCGAAGGTGCAACCACCATCGCCATCACTGGCGCAGGTGCTAACGCAACGGTTAAGGCTGGCGATGTGTTCACCGTGGCTGACTGCTATGCTGTTAACCCACAGACCCGTGAATCAACTGGTTCGCTGTTCCAGTTCGTTGTAACGGTTGATGTGACGCTTAACGGTTCTGGCGCAGGTAACTTGACGGTTGCTCCGATGTACTCGGCCAGCAACGCGCTTGCAACCGTGGCTAGCCTTCCCGCCACCAGCAAAGCTGTCGTGTTTGTCGGCGCTGCTTCGTCGCAGTACCCACAAAACCTCGTCTACCACAAAGACGCCATCACGTTCGCTACTGCCGATTTGATGATGCCGCAAGGCGTTGACATGGCATCGCGTCAGGTTCATAACGGCATTTCGATGCGTATTGTTCGTCAGTACGACATCAACAATGACCGTATGCCCTGCCGTATTGACGTGCTGTACGGCTACAGCGTGATTCGTCCGCAAATGGCTGTTCGTCTCTGGGGTTAATTAATCTAGGGGGCTTCGGCCCCCTTACCGAATTATTTTTTGAAAGGATTTATCATGGCAATTCCTAACGGTGCTGGTGGCTATCAGTACAACGACGGTAATACCGGCGAGGCTTTGTTGTTTGTTCAAGGTGCTCCTACCGCGCTTACTGGCGCAGCTACAATCACAGCGGCTCAACTAGCAAACGGTCTGTTTACGTTTGACGGCACCGCTGGCGCAATGACGCTGCCTACGGTTGCGTTGCTTGAGGCTGAAGTTTCTTCGGCAGCTAAGATCAATGCAGCGTTTACGTTTGCGGTGGTTAACATCGACAGTACAGATGCAGTAACCGTAACGGCAGGCACGGGTTGGACGCTTGTTGGCACGGCTGCGGTATCGGCAGGTACATCGTCGCAATGGCTGGCTCGCAAGACCGGCGACGGCACTTGGACGGCTTATCGGATTGCGTAATCGATAGGGGGTTCGCCCCCTATTTTTAAAAGGATTAGCTATGTCAAACACTAAGCCAATCGGCGTTGCTTTCACTGACCAAGACATCATCGGCGCGCAGTACATATTGTCTGATGAACAGTTTGGTTACACAGCAAACGCTCAAGGTACGGTAACTCAGGCTACTAGCAAATCGACCGCTGTAACGCTTAACAAAGCCGCCGGTCAGATCACGATGAATAACGCAGCTTTGGCGAGCGTAACCAACGTAACTTTTACGTTAAACAACTCGCTTATTTCTACTAACGACATCTTGATTCTGAACGTAAGCGGTGGTGCTACGGCTGGCGCGTATAACTGCTGGGTTTCCGGTATAAGCGCAGGTTCTGCGTCAATTACCGTGCGTAACATCTCAGGCGGCTCGCTGTCTGAAGCAGTTGTTATTAATTTTGCTGTAATTCATTGCGTGTAAAGGCGCGGGGGCTAACTACCCCCATTTAAAATTATGGCCGTCATCTATCTTCGCCACCCTACGCATGGTGCTAAAGTTGCTATATCTGACATGGAAGCTGAACATGACAGACAAAATGGCTGGGAAGCGTATGATCCTAATGCCGTAACGGATGAGCATGAGACTGTTAACGAACTTCAACCACGTCGTCGCAGTCGCAGACCTCAGGAGATTGAGTCATGACAACTGCCGCTGAATTGATTGAAGGGTCGCTTAGACTTCTTGGCGTGTTGGCCGAAGGTGAACAGCCCTCGGTTGCTGTGATGCAAGATTCCATCATGGCGATGAATCAAATGATTCAGTCATGGGATACCGAGCGCCTGTCGGTGTTTAGCACGCAAGATCAGGTGTTTACATGGCCTGCTTACACCATGTCCCGCACGCTTGGGCCTACTGGTGATTTTGTTGGCAATCGTCCTATCGAAGTTGACGACGCAACTTATTTTAAAGACCCTTCATCAGGGTTGTCGTTTGGCGTCAAACTTATCAATCAGCAGCAGTACGACGGCATCGCGTTTAAAACGGTTACGTCCACCTATCCGCAGGTTTTATGGGTCAACAATACCTTTCCTGATATTGAGATGACCATTTACCCTGTACCTATTAAAGCCTTAGAGTGGCACATTATTTCGGTAGAAACGCTCAATGAAGTGTCAAGCGTCGCTACAGACATGTACTTTCCACCAGGCTATTTACGCGCGTTTCGCTACAACCTAGCGTGCGAGTTAGCGCCTGAGTTTGGTGTAGAACCTTCGCCGCAGGTACAGCGTATTGCCATGTCAAGTAAGCGCAACATCAAACGCGTTAACTTTCCTGGCGATCTTATGGCGATACCTTATCCGATCGTTGCGACGCGTCAACGGTACAACATCTACGCCAATAACTTCTAATGAAAACGCCGATCCTTGGCTCGACTTACGTTGCCCGTTCCGTCAACGCAGCCGATGCGAGGATGGTCAATTTATTTCCAGAGGTAGTGCCGGAAGGCGGCAAAGAGCCCGCGTTTCTTCAGCGCTGTCCTGGCCTATTAAACCTTGCTACGATCGGCAGCGGTCCTGTTAGAGGGTTATGGACGTTTTCGTCTGATAACAGTACCGCGTTTGTTGTATCCGGTAACGAACTGTACCGAATCAACACCAGCTACGCCGCTACGCTTATTGGCTCTATTCCTGGCACTGGCCCTGTCAGCATGGCTGACAACGGCATACAGCTATTCATTGCCTGCAACGGTCCTAGCTACATCTACAACGTTGACACCGGCGAATTTGGTCAAATCATAGACCCTGATTTTCCTGGTGCAGTAACGGTTGGCTATATTGACGGCTACTTTGTTTTTAATGAGCCTAACAGCCAACGTATTTGGGTTACGCAACTGCTTGACGGTACATCTATTGATCCGCTTGACTTTGCAAGCGCTGAAGGATCGCCCGACGGTGTGGTGGGCCTAATCGTTGATCATCGTGAAGTTTGGGTGTACGGCACAAGTACCGTTGAAGTTTGGTACGACGCTGGTACGCCCGATTTCCCGTTACAGCGCATCCAAGGCGCGTTTAATGAGATTGGTTGTATATCAGCGTACACCATCGCTAAGATGGATAACGGTTTGTTTTGGTTGGGCGCTGACGCCAGAGGCCAAGGTATTGTCTACCGCGCTAACGGTTACACCGGTCAACGCATCAGTACCCACGCGGTTGAGTGGCAAATTCAACAATACGGCAATCTTACTGACGCGCTTGCTTACACCTACCAGCAAGACGGCCACAGCTTTTACGTGCTTATCTTCCCCAGCGCCAACACAACCTGGGTCTATGACGTTG